ATGCTCATAGGGTTTGTTTTACTGGTTAGCACCTGCGGGATGGATGCTTGTGAGGCTCTGCCCGTAACAGATGATGTCTACACAACACGTCACGAATGTATGACTGTAGCCATTCGCCTTCATGAAAGAAGGCCTGACGTAGTCTTGATTTGTGGTGAGGTATACCGTGAGCCACAAGTTAGCGAAAGCGGTATAACCCTCCCGAAACTGTCACAATAACTGAATCGCCCCGTTTCCCATAGACACGTTATTACCTCATAATTACCGTTTAATGAAGATAGCGGGACTGAACGCTCAGATAGAATACCCTGCATGGGTTGCGCACTAACCCGCCTGATATTATGACAAACCTCGACAAGCGGCAGGATAGCTTCACCTTTGAGGCTGATTATTTGGACAATAAGGTCTGTTATATCAGTTTTGACATTAAACTCACCAAGCGAACCATTGTTAAAGAGCAAGACGGGGTATTAACCGTGACTCATTTGGATGAGCCGGTACCGCCAGAATATTTTGTCAAAAGCTACAAAGTGAATGTTGACGGCAAAACCGTGGCGGAGTGGGCCGTATGAATGACCTGTATGAGTTGGAGCAAACTTTATCAATCTTGCTGGCGCAATTATCACCGCAGGCACGCGGCGCATTTATGCGTCAAGTCTCCAAAGAGCTACGCCAGCGCCAGCAAAAGCACATTCAGGCCCAGCAGAATCCGGACGGATCACCCTTTGTTGCCCGCAAGAAAAAACGCCGCGATAAGCAAGGCCGTATCAAGCGCAAGATGTTTACCCAACTGCGCACCGCTCGTTTTATCAAGGCCGAATCCAACGCCGACAAGGCCGTCGTCACCTTTAGCGGTAAGGTTAATAATCTGGTGCGGGTGCATCACTACGGCTTGCGCGATAAAGTCACAAGGAACGGGCCAACAGTGAAATATGAGCGCCGCCAGTTGCTAGGCTTTACTGACGGCGGCAGTGAATGGATTGGGGATCTGGCATTGGAACGCATTGCCAAATAGTTATTCCTGCTTCAGCTATTTATCTTTTCTCATTAAATGAAAAGTCACTTTTGTCATTAAATATGACAGAATAAGAGCAATAATAGCCATTTCGTAATAGAGCGCTATCAGAATGTTCGTATTAAGAAAGTTAAAATAGCTGATTGCATCGCCAAACTGATCACTTGACAATACCAAGACTAGTACTTCTGGAATAAGGAAAGTCAAGATAACAAATAAAACAAGAAAAGTCCCAAATTTAGCCAAGCGCATCATACAGCTCCTTTGTAGTCTTTGAAATTTATAATTATAACGTATAGTACACGACTATTAACAATCAATGGAGTGCTAGTTAATGAATGCTTCTCTTTATTTAAAAGAAAAACTAAATGCAGATAGGATGTTATCACTCTCACTAGGTCGTGGGATAAAAGAAACCATGAACTCTGCCAAGGGAACAGTCGAGAGTGTATACAGTGGCATAGAGAGAGCCAGCTGGTATACATCCTGTTTCTTTGAAAAATATGCGAGTGAATGTCAGGAGATAAAGGCTGAGGATGCAAGAATAATAAAGGCAATATCTGAGATATACAAAAGATCTGATGTTATCTTTGACATGATAAAGCTTTATGTCGAGTATGTTCTTGATAAGCATACACCGCGTGAGAATGCGCGGAGTTCTGCCTATCACGCATCCCATTTGGGTGCCAATCTCGCAGTTTCAATAGCCTCAAAAAAATCAATAGCTTATTCTATAGCCAAGACAGTTTCTGGCTCATTCCCTGTATCGAATATTGTACGGGCGGAAATAAATAAAAAAGGTTTATTTCTAATTAATGCCGCTGATTTATATGGCAAAGTTCAAAAATCCGCCATGGCGGCCAGGAAGCTGCAAGTCATTGACTCTGGATATTATAACTTGCTACGAATCAATAATATAGAAATGCTTTATGTTTATATCGACCCGATTATTTCTAAAGCGATGGAAAAAATACGTTCGAACTCCAATTTAAGTTTTGATGAAATTGTGAATATACTTAATGGCATGGGAAAGTAATGAAAAGAATATTATATAATATATTGTTTTCGACGATCCCATTTATTGTTATCGTTTTACTCGCAGCCTTCTATTTAGAGTTCATTCCTAATCATTTTGGTAAGCTGACATTAGTAACAATTGTGATTGTTTTTTTTGTATCATGCAAAATAATGCCTAATAAATATATCTAAAATAAAATCAATGAGATGACTATGTTACAGTCATCTTTTGAACAATTCATGTAATAAGCAGGTCTTCCTTTCTTATCCCCTATCCGCCAGTCTATCAGCGACATTCTGACCACGCCGCAAGGTACGCGGGTGATGCGCCGTGATTATGGCTCACTGTTATCAACCTTGAACGACCAGCCACAAAATCCCGCTTTACGCTTGAAAATGATGGCCGCTGTTTATGGCGCAGTGATGCGCTGGGAGCCGCGCGTTATCCTGAATGCCATCGGTATCACCACCCAGGTTGACGGTAAGATGATTATGGACTTAACCAGTAGCTGTACAGACAGCGACAGCCGGTTAAGTCTGCCCGTGCCATTAGGGGGCCAATAATTCCAATCATTGATTTAAGCCAATTATATCCCATTGGGTAAATTTGGTGTGGCCGGTGAGCACGGCCCAGAAATTGTTAACGGCCCGGCGCAGTAATCACAGCGGCCAGACCAATGCGCTAACATCGGAGTTAACAAACCGTCTTAAATCATTTCAGGTAGAAGTAATCTTGCCACCAGAGGAAAACCCACAGGTGCAACAAAAGGCACTTCATACGCTTCCAAAGCGGCACGGAGTGTATTTAAGAAAACAAAACTCCCATTTGGTATATCGTTGCCCACATGGTTAGGGGGTTATACCCCACTGACTGCGAGGCGAGTTATGGTTCGTAATATCGCCCCGTTTGTTGGTCGCTCTATCCCCCTACTTGGCATCATCATTATCGCTGCTGACGTATCAGAGATTACTTACCATACAATTCGTGACTACAACATGATAGCGAGGGGGGCCGATAAGTTATGGTAGATGATATTGAGCAGCGAATTTATGATCTTGTACGGCCTTATGCTGGCGTCTATTTGTTCAATAGAGAGCAAGTGGTTTTAACCCCCGATACAGACTTAGACACTGATCTAAGTATTGATGAGCTTGAAATAGAAGATCTAATGAATGATTTTTTTAAAGAATTCTCTGTGCAAAAAGGAAATTTCAATATTAAAAATTACTTCCCTGATGTTCCTTTTTCTTTCAATCCATTCAAGAAAATCGCCCCCGTACCCGTTCCAGATTTCACTATAGGAATGCTTATCGATTCGGCCAAAGCAGGCCGCTGGCTATACGATTGAACAGACCGGGCCATTAAGCCCGGCTTTGATTGTTACTCTGGCGCTACTGGCCACTCGATATGGTAATCCCCCCTAAAAACTGGGGTACTCATAAGTAGAATTTTCTCGTAACATTAATTGAGGAGATTCAAACACAAAAAAACCGCCTCACGGCGGCTAACGATGTACTCGTACTGCTTTGTTTTACTTATACTATTTTCCATGGTGCCCGGGCCGGGACTTGAACCCGCACAGCCATAAGCCGAGGGATTTTAAAATCTGTGTTTTATTTATTAAAATCATATGGTTAAAAAAATAATAGGAACATGGAATAATCTTACCACTCAATTATTTCAGTGAGTTGCACGTTATTTTAATGACATCTTCCTAAAATTTATATGAATAGACGGGGAAATTATGCCCAGCTCCTTTCACCTGCTATTTTCAGAGTTTTGCTCACTACAATCGTTTGGAATAATCAACCTAAATCTAATATGCTTGAACGGAAACTAATGTAGTAACAACAAGGAAAAGTTATGGATACGGTTGAGGAGTTGGGCAATACCTATTATTACAGTAACATGATGAATCTTCCAGCTAATGAACTGTTTTACTGGATTATGCTGGATGTCACTGTCGAGCACTTTACCAGTTCAGATGTGGCGGTTGATGTACTCGCTGCTGCCGCTGTCTATTCTGGGAGAAACAACATGACAGTATCTGGTAAACTTGCCAATGCAACACCTGGTACTTCAAGGGCATCTTTAACGGCCAGACGACATTTGAAAGGATATCGCTTACCCATTCGTCTACCAACTCTCATTGGGGATATCACAAGACCTCACAAAATCAAAACTATCATGACGGATAGGTTGGCTACTTTCGTTGGTAGAACTATACCTGTTGTTGGTTGGATCATACTGGCTGTTGATGTGTCGCGCATTGCAGGTAAAGCCGTTAGCCGCTATAACACGATTGCCCGGAAAGAGGATCGGATATGGTGATAACTGATATTGAAAAAACCGTCTTTGATATAGTTGAAGAGTTTAATGGCCTCAGTATATTAACATTTAAACGCTACCCCCTTAAAAAAGAAACAGATTTGAATGCTGATTTTAAAATGGCCCCTGAAGATGCCGCAGAGCTACTGGAGAAGTACGCCGAAAAATTCTCTATCGATCCGAGAACCATCAATTTCGGTAAATTCTTTCCTCCACATATTAGAAACCCGCATGAACCATTAACCATCGCTATGCTTATTGAATCCGCCAAAGCAGGCCGCTGGCTATACGATTGAACAGACCGGGCCATTAAGCCCGGCTTTGATTGTTACTCTGGCGCTACTGGCCACTCGATATCAGGTGCTTTTGATGTATCGATACGGCTCAACAACACACGATAAGTTTTCCATGCTGTGAGCCGGGCTTTCTCGTCATTCGTTGCAAGTTCGGTATCTACCGCATCTTGCAGTGGCGCAATTATCACTGTCGCTTCATTCGATAATCGGGCTTTCTTCTCTTCTGCGGCCTGTGTTTCTGATGCTTGCTGTGCCACTTTATCTGTTACCCACTTAGCACCGTTCCACTTATCGTAGGGTGTTTTGGGCGCTAGTAGTGTGAACGTGGATGGCAGTTCGCCAATATCGTTTACTTCCTGTGAATAACCATCCGCTGTGCTGTACACTACTGCGCCGCGCAAATCCCCCGCGATATCCCCGCGCCCTGCAACTATGAGATTTGAATTAGAAGTAATTGTGCCTGCAGCCGATAATGTGCCAGGTAATTGGATCCTTGCGTTTGTTGCAGATATCCCCCCAATATTATCTATAGCTGATGTCTGTGCCGCTGTACCTGCTGCTGCAATTTCAGAAAAATTATTACTTGTCCGCAGAAACAGTTTTTTCAGTGCTGTCATTAGCTGAGTTCTGTTGGATTTATCAAGCGCCACACCTGTCGATTCGACAACCCCAGCAATCTCCTCCTGAATAGCATCAAAATAATCATCATCCAAAGCTGTAGCCGGTTCGCCAGTTTGTGGGTTGTCACGGGTAAAGCCGTTCTTGCCCGCGCCAAATTTATCAATTTGGGCGGAAGGTGTGTCAATACGATGCATAAAGGGTTACTCCGGGTATAAGAAAGTCACGTAGGTGTGCGATGGGCAAAGTTTATTGATGATACATTCAGCCATGGTGTCGCCCCACGTTCTCAGGCTATCGGTACACGGTGAAACGCAGGTCATGTCGATGATCTGGGTGGTGGTTGGCATATTGACCTGCCACCAGAAGCGCCACTCTTCCGAATAAGACGAATCAATACAGGTCGAGGTGCAACGAAAAACATCACTTTCAAACTGTGTGATAGTGGCATCTGGATAACCCAGTGCTGCCAGTTGTGCCAGATAGAAACTCTTATTAATCCCACCGGTAATATTGATTTTTTGCGTCTAGCCGTTGCTGACGCTGGGACAGGGTCTGCACACCGGCTGGCGCGCAAGAATCAGGTAAGCCGGTTAATTGCTCATAGCGGTCGATCAGTTCGGTGGTAGTGCGTGGGTCAATTTCCACCATCAAACCATCCCCGCGCTGATGGATGCGGGAGTAGGACGGCGCAAACCCCAACAGCAGCGGATCATTCCCCTCCCATGCCGGGCCTCGCGGCAGGAGGTTTTTTAATAATTGGGCATAGCCGTCGGTTAGCTCCACGTTATCTCCCCAACAACTGGCAGTTCGGTGTAGGCCAGAGCCATATCGTCAGTAGGACTGACCAGAACGTGTTTGTATTCGCCAGTCGCAATACTAATAGCCTCACTGATACGCGAATGATCCAACGTGCCACCAGGTACGCCATCACGCATAAACATGGCGCGTAATTCTGCCACCACTGCATAACGCACTTCGGCGGTATCTGGCGTGAGTCGTATATGGAACGGCACCACTTTGGCAACCGGCGGAAAGGTGTAGAGACTGGCCCCCGCCACCGGAGACAGCGGCAGAATGTGATCGCGTACAGCGGTGACCACCGTATTGTCCGGTATTGGATTTTCCAAGTTGCTGTTGGCCACCATGACGCCCACGGTACCGGTACCCATCCAATGGCGATAGGTCCATGCGCGAGTAACACTAGGTACCTCTTTGGCCCAGATAATGTAATCACCATCTGCGCCGCCCTGCGGGGTGTAATACCACCGCTCAATGATCCGCGCCCGCCACTCCTCCACCGGCTCAATATCGGTGCCACCCCCGATGCTGTCAGCGGAGGCAGACGATGGCAGCCCATTAATAGGCTGAGCCAACACCATACTAATGCCGTCATCGGTATTACCCAACGTGCCAGCGATGGAGCAAATAACCGGCACCCGCAAAATACCCACAACCGAGGTAGCCGCCGCCGTAGTGGTATATTCCAGTAAATCATCACGCTGAATGATGGCACCGGCCGGTACCTGAATTCCGTTAGTAACCCCCTCCCAGCGCACAAAGCCCGCAGAAGTTGAAGGATCTTTGCGCGGGTAGCGCTTCATATTGCCATGTCGTACTAACCAATCCTCGTCGCACTGATCTGGCAGCATATTGCGGGCCAAGTAACCTATATAGCCGTAAACCGTATGCACCGCTGCCGCATGCACTCGGCTGTATACCTCGGTGTCGGCACGGCGCAGAACAGCATCATTTTGGAAGCGGGAATTTAGGTCACTGCGGATTTGGGTAATCAGCTGGGGAAGTGTCGGGCGGTTAAATCCGCTGTCAGCCATTGAGCGCACTCCATAAGTCATCAAATGTTATCAGCTGAGAATTTCCATCGTTGCGATACAGCGTTACCTCGGCGGTCAGCATATTGGTACCGAGCCGCTGCACATTGATGGTTATTCGTGAAACTACACCATCGTCTTTTAGCCAGGCTAATGCCTGCTCCAGGTAGCCTCGCGCCAGTTCGACGGTTTTATTAGTCAGCGTGGTGCGCTGTAGCAGGTACAGGCGGGAGGGTATGTTGCCATAGTTAAAACTCGTCGAATTCGTTCTCTTCTTCCTCTGGTGAACGTCCCCCCGGTCATTCTTATTCGGCTAAGGGGATCTAGACCGAGCAGCGAGCCGAGGCGCGCCAGTTGAGAAACACAGTCGTTACGGACGGCAACTGCTGGATGTTTTTTTAATCCACCGGTACCGCCGAGATCTGCCAGACCCAAGTTCTCAAGATCGTTGAGAGCCAGTTTGGTGATAACTTTTTCAGCGGTAATCATCAGGTGAAAGGAATTGCAGTATGCAAGTAACAGAGGTGCATCTTCTAATTCGAATGTGCCGCGTTCGATCAGGATTTTGCTTTGTGTTTTCCAAAGTCCGATCGCCGTCTCACTCAATAATTCTTTTGGGGGAGCAATTCGGGTCAGACTGCTTTTATTTTTGGTGGGTAAATTCTGTTTTCTTCCCCCACCAGCAGCCCTCATCGCTGTTCCCATTGATGACTCCAAATGTTAAAAATTATCGAAAAAAGATTTCTTATTTCGAGTGCATAAAAATCTGACGAGGCTGGCGTGTGTGCTTCTATCCGTATAAATTGTTGCCATTGCCCACGCGAGTTAGCGTATCAGTTTACGCATTCACCACATTCGGCTGGGTACTGTTTCACAACGATCGGATTAACCAACCCAGTACCCATGCGAATGTAGAAACACTAAGATAGCATCATAATTATTGCATTATTAATTAATAAACAACGTGTCAATGAGCCATGCATTAGTTTTGACAATCATTAAATATTGCGCGTATACCAGTATGGATGGGTGAAATATTCACCTGTAAGTATGGATAATGGAGAAATAATTATGCGTAATGTTATTAGATGCTGTTTTGTCATTGCCGCATTAACAATCACCAGCCCTGCTTTCGCGTTCGTATGCCAGAATCAACCGGATAGCAACGCTGAGCAGTGTGCTGAAATGTGCGCATTGGTGGGGGTGGGGGGTGTTATGGGTTACCTCCTTTGCTACTGAATAGAATAATTCAGTCAAAATACACTGATTGCTTAATAAGTATAAAGGCCGAAGAATTTCGATTTCCGCTCATGGAAACAAAGCCCCCGGCCTTACTGATGGACTAATCCTATTGATAACATCACTATAATAAGAGGTGCTTTGATTATGAAGACTCTAAAGCTCTTTATCATATTAACCACAATAATAGGGGCGTTTTTCTTCACAGTAACCGCAAATGCAATGAGTCAAGAGTGGGCAGAGTTCGTTTGCAAGAACTGGACATCCTTAAGCGGAGAGGCGCTTCACAATTGTATAGCGCAACTCGGCCCAGGTATTTACGAGTAAGGAAGCGGCTCTAGAGACGACAAAACCCCGCGATATGCGAGGTCTTTATTTTTCATGGTGGGTTACATGTGAGATATGCCACCATTTAGAGAATCTACGCCAACTTCGGACAAAATGCAAATAAATAATTAAATTATGTTGCCATTAGTGCCAATCATGCCGCTAACGTGTGATTTTCTGGAATTCAGATTCGGCGTAACTCTCTTCAATATCGCATTTAGCCACCAGCGACTCATAGAACGGCTTCCAGTTACGCCGCCATGTCCTTTCATTGAGTTCAGGAAGCAACGCTGTGATAGCCTTGTACGCTGTTGTCGAGGGTGTTCGTTTGTATCCAATTCCTGAGCACCGCTCACACTCTTTCTCTACCGGCGCACCAATCCGTTTGGATTTCTCAAGGTCGCGCACCTTGCCGGTACCGTTACAGCGGCAGCGAATAGAGATAGCGCCCTTAACCTCATCAAGCCGGCCTTTGCAGATCCGTAGCTCTCGCTTTAACTCCATCGCATACAATCCGCCATCTCCCCATGTAATACCGGTAAATTCTGGAATTTCACAGGGGATAAGCGCTGACTCTGGGGGCAATAATAGGACGGATTCTGTAACAAGCGGTTTAGCTGGCTTATTCACGCATGACGCTAATGACATAACCAGGCATAGGCTTGATAGAGCAATCATCACTCGCCGCTGCTGCTGCTTTAAACCGTGCAACCTGTAATTCGCTGGCATTACGTAGAGGGCCGTTAATCGTCACCGCTCCATTCAATACAATAGTAGGGGATGTGATTTCCGTGCCACCCTGCGCATTCGCTATTAACTTGCCTAATGTCTGCACGGTTACAGTGTGGTTTGCTGGGTTAATTTCAACATATGCCCCGCCATCATCACTACGAAACTGCGCGGCACTGGTACTGATACCGCTGATTTTCTTTGCCTGCGACTGGGGGCCAATGATGGCGAACGCATCAGATAA